CTTTACCTTTTTTACCCCCTAATAATTCAAATAATCTTTTAGACCATTTTGTTCTAAGCATTCCTCCCCTACTATTAAAAAATGAAAATAAAGTTTTTTCTGCAGTTAAACCTGCAGTACCGAGTGCATTTCCCCCACCCCCAAACCTGGGGGTCCCAACTGGAGAAGTACTACTCTTATCAAAAGAATTTTGTTGAGTGGCTTTTTCTCCTAATGTATTAAATCCTCTCGTATCTCTTGGAACATCGGCTTTACCTGAGATAGCCAACCTACGTTGCATTTTAGCATAGCCTTCAGGAGTTCTTTCACCCCCCGAAAGTACAGATTCAGTTAATTTGGCTTTATCTAGAGCACTTTTTGCTTTCCTACCCATACTTAAAACTTCTTTACCAACACCAAAAGCTGTCCCAACTATTGTTCCAAAAGGACCTAACAACTGACTTAAAACTCCCTCCCCCATAGTTTTCGCTAATTCAAAAGATTTAGGAGAAGCTTGTTTCCATTTATCAGTAATGCTAGGTTTCTTTTTTAAAAGAACTTCTATTCTATTAGTTATTATGGCTTGTTCCGATTTTAATGTTTTAGGACTTATATGAATCTCTTCAAATATTTTTTCAAATCCCTCACTTAAATTTGGCTCTGTTTTAGCTAACATTATTAAATCATCTAAATTTTGGTTTACTTTTTGAAAAGAAGAATTTAAATTAGTTATATCAATTTCAGAAACCCCCCCAGTTGGGGGCATTAATATTTTATCTATCTTTTTAGGCACATCAAGTACATCTTTTATGTGCCCAGCAATTACTGTAGTAGATTTCGTCAAACCCCGAACTTTATGAGAATAAGTATAAAAAAGATCATAAAAATTTGTAAAATCCCCCTTATACTTATTCTTAACTACTCTAAGTAATCCTTGAAGTTCGGGAGATATTTTTCTATTAGCTGCCATGTATTCTCTTTCTCTCTTCTATCTCATCACTTTTTTGTTTTACTAACCTACCATGTAACCATCTATTATCCATTACTGCGTTATTATTATAATCCGTTATAGTCATATTAAGGTAATATATTAAATCAAACTGAGTTTCCAATATATCGTTGTAATTCTGGGCCAAAAGGAAGAAGCATCTCAAGTCGAAAGGGTACAGGCATTACGCCTTTACCTCCACAATTAGGGCATTCATATCCTATCTCCATCTTAGGGCCATGGTTAAATTTATCATGAAACCCCCGTATAACCATAATATCTTGAGTATCTAAATTTTCTAAATATTCAACATTCTCAAATACTTTTTTGTCATTTACTATACTTAAGGCATACCTATATAGCCAAACATTTTGATTTGCCTTAATCATATCATCTACTTTAATGACGTCTTCTACCCTTAATAGCCTAAGTTTAATTACTTCCCCCGATTTAGGGAGTTTTACTTCATAAGGCTCTTTATATTCCTTCGGTAACTCTATAGAATCTATTTTAGATAAATCAACTGTATACATTGATTTCTTCCAGCAATGCTCACATTCATGCTCTACACTATAATCCTTAGAATAAGAATTAATAGTCTCCCAAAGAATAATGTGCATCCTATCACCTAAAGTAAGTTTTGAAATTTCTATCCCTTTTAATATACTTTTCATTATTAATAAAAATTTCTTTTCAAAATTCTCAGAACTTATCTCAGCAATAAGTTTTTCATCTTTACCCTTAAAAGTTCTTATATTAATTTCGGTTTTATCTGGGTAGACTAAACCCTTGGAAGGAAGTCTGTTAGTGATATCTACATAATTTTCCATGTTTCTTCTCCTTTATTTTTGTGGGGAGTTACTAAAGTATTTCATACTCCAATTTATCTACTGCAAAGGTCACTGTTACGGTAGTAATATTTTCATCTTTATAATCCAAACTATATGTAGGAAAATTTTTAGGAAAACACCCAGTTAACTTATATCTTCCTACAGCTAATCCTGTTGAATCTAAGAATCTTACATAAATACTTTTTTGATACTTTTCTTTAACATTATATAAACCATTTTTAGCCAACATTAATTCTTTCCAGCCTTGAAAATATGCACTAACTACATCTGGCATAGTTTTTAAAAAAGTAATTTCAACATCTTTTACAGTAAATAGCCCTGCAAAATGGGCCTCGTATGCCCCATATCGCATGCTATTTTCACTATCTATACTATAATCTCCAAAAGATATTTTTTGAACAAATTGCCCTATACCAAAACCAACTAATCCAAAAAGATCTTCTACACCGATATCCGGTAGTAAAACATCCCAAAGATAATTACGTTGGAAACGAGTATACCCTAATATAAAAGTTGTAGGTTGACTTATCCCTATAGCCATTTAATTCTCCTAAGAAGCATCTTCCCACATGTCATAATTAAAAGTTACTTTATATCTAATTATAACGTCAGCATCATAATTTAAAGTTACCGCAGAGACATTTGAAACCCAAGCCCCCTTAAGTTTTATTCTCATCCAAGTACTACCATCTACTTTAAGATTATTTATATAAACATCTGTTTTATACAAAGGCTCACCTGCACCAATACCAGCAAAATCATGTACTATTTTTTGCTGCCATGAATATAGGGCATCAAACACTTTCTTATCTTCACCTTCAATAAACTCACATGCCCATGAGTGAGTATACTTTAATTTGCCCGCTACATCTACTCCCCCTGTTTGTTTATAATCTATATGGATAGGGGCATTTTCCCTACCCGGAATTTCTGAAGACTGTGCCCTTATTTGATAAGTAGTATTATCCCCATCTCCTATTGGAATAGGAATTAATACTTCCCACAAATACCCCCTAGCAGGGTTTGTAAGGTTGTTCTTTAAACTATCTGCGCCCATTAATGCCATATCTATTCTCCTTATCTTTTAAAAAATTATAAATTAACACCCCTGGCGATCAACTCTGAGAAAGTTGCACCCGTGGCAGTAACAATTACTGATAGTTCTATAAATTCCGCAGCTCTTGAAGGTTTAATGAACACATCAACATGCAACTCATTTCTATCAATAGTTGCTGGGGTATTATTAGTAGTATCACAAACTACTGAATACCCTTTATCCCCCAATTCACTTTGGAACGCTCCCTTAGCTGATAGAATATCTAAGTAAGATTCTAACATAGCTACAATCCTGAACCGAGTTATTTCACTGTTAGGCTCAAAAGTAAAACTTCTTAAAGAAACAGCCATTGCTTTCTCTAAAGTAATAAGTAACCTTCTTACATTTATTCTATCTAACGCTGAAGCTTTTGTTTGTTCTGTTTTCTGCCCCCAAACAACGTTACCTTCTCCTCTAAAAGTTTGTAAAGGGTTAATCCCTGTTTCATATAAAGTATCTCTCTCACCTTGGGTATAAACAGGAACAACACTCAATACGTTCAATAACCCTCTGTTTAGTCCAGCTGGAGCATACCATACTTCAGTAACATAATCATTATAAGCTATCTGAGAAGCAACATACCCCGAAGGAGGCAGCGTAACTATGGTTGAATTATATGAATCATATACTTTAACCCAAGGAGAATATAAAGCACAATAACTTGAATTAAAGTTTTGAGTAACTTCTCTCCAAGCAACCGTAGAAGCTGCTGAAGTAGTTTCAGCTAATGGTACATCAAGTATAGCAATACAATCTTTTCTTGCTTCTGCTATTCTTTTTAATTCCGTCTGCACATTAACAGATGTTTGACCCCCACCTATCATTATCCTTATATCTACATCATCAGGGTTTTCAAATAAACCCCAACCAGTAATATAATGACTATCAGCTACTGTAGACCCATTTGAACCTTCAGTAAATACTAAAGTAGTAGCCTGAACTTTAGGAAGTACTGTGTCTGCATATGTAGCCGTAGGACTATCTGCAACTACTATATAATCACTAAACCCATTTATAGCTGTTTCTAAATATTGTTGACTCCCATACCCATCTAACTGATGTTTTCTAGATACTGTCCAAGTTTCTAATTCTTGGTATATACTGTTTTCATCTTTTAAATATACTGTTATTTTAAATTCATAAGTAGTCTCGTCCACACCACTTATTCGTATCCCTAAATCATTTCCCCATAACCCAGGATCTTTACTATAAATTTGGAATAAATCATCTTGGCCTGAAGTAGATACATAGTCAGGAGAAGTTACCCCTGAATCAATAGCAGCATTTGATTGAACACTATCGGAAGTTTTAATATCAACACCAGAATATAAGGCACTATTCTGCACCCTATAACACCACAACTTATTACCATTTTCTAAAAAAGCTAAAGCTGAATAATGGAAATAATTACCCAATACTGGTTCCCCATACTCTTCTACAAACTGTTGAGTATTTGTTATTAAACGTATCTGAGTTGTATCCCCCTTATTAGAAGCCCCCACTATAGCGGCCGTAGTAGTGGATAAACTCTGTATTATGTTACTTAAATCTACTTCTTTAGTATAAACACCTGGACTAACATAAATTCCCATTGTACTTCCTCCTTATTTAAACGATAGATTTATCTGTTCTTTTATTTTTAAGAGCTTTTTTAATATCTGGTCTTAAATTAATATCCACTACTAATTCTTCAACTACCTCTTTGCCTTGCATTGACCAAAATTCTCTATAAAGCCTAATTCTATTTATATATACTTCTTCTATGTTCCATATCCCATAAGTTGCATTTAACTCTTGATCATCCACATAATCTAAAAATTGGTTTTGGGTTATTTTTCTATTAACTCTTTTTTCAGGATTTTTATGAGTTATACTTATTCTTCCCCATATTGAGATTCTAAGGAACCATGCTTCTAAAGTGCCATCAAAATCCCCTGGGCGAGCATCTGGTATCATCATTATTTTATGTATATTATCTAAATCTTTATTAGTTAGTTTAATATCACTAGTGCTATATTTTTGAGAAAATTTCTTAAAAACATTTGTATCAAAAACTCCTTCATCAACTGTCGTTGGGGCTGAAGTTAACTTATTTACAACATAATTAAAAATATTTCTAAAATTCATTTGTTTCTCCTTTTAGGGTGTTGCATCTATTATATACTCACTTAGTAATGTATCCACATAATCTGGAGACGTCCCTTCTCTTAAATACACATCTAATATAATTTGCAATACTGTCTTTGTATCTATACTTGTTAATACCCACCCATCTAAGTTTATAGGAAAACGAGAAACAAAATATAATCCTTTATTGTATATATCGTAGTTTGTTTCATCTTTCACACCCCCAAATTTTAAATACATATTCATTTCATATATACCGTTATAATATAAAATTAATTGAGGTGTACTATGTAACCACTTTATATATTCTTCTGTTACTTGAGCTATCTTATCTAAATCCCTACTCCATACCCACATATCATAATTTATAGATGCAGGCACTGCTTTAACAGTTATTATACGATCAGTTCCAGTACCCCCAGCACTACTGTCTCCATAATTCATCATTATCCCTCTACGAGCTATAGGGGTATTTTGACGAGCCCAATCTAACTCTATTCCATCCCTCCATAAACTAATAAATTCTACTGTATTGTTACCCCTTTTTTCAGCTATTTTTCTTTGAGCTATCTCCTTAGGGGCAAATACTATATCATTAACTGAATCAGTTATTGATAAAAAACTTTTAAATTTAGCAAAAACCATAGCTTTAGCTGCATCATCCATTATTTTTATAAAAGATGGGCTACTCATTATTTTTCTTTCTCTTATTAATCATATAATTTAACCCTCTTATTATTATTATTCGCTTCATTTATAGGGTTAACTTCACTTAAATCATACTCTACTTTTACTAAAGATTTTATATCCCCTAAATTTAATATTTTAGTATTTACTAATTCTTGGCCCGCAGAAATAAATATAGTAATATTCTCATCTATTTTAATTGGGATACTATGTTCTGATATATTTTTAATTTTACGAACTATCATGTAACTGCCTTTGCCCTACGAGGACTTAACTTAAAACACCTGTATATTTCACTATCATAAAAATTTTTCATAATTACATCTGCTACCTGAAACTCATCTGTATCAAAAGTACTAGGTATATATTTAGATTCTACTTT